GGAGAGACCTATGAATTACACGAACTTACACTTGACCACGTCCACCCTAAAACGTTTGGTGGAGAAGATATTACAAGTAACCTCGTCCCTTGCTGCAAAACGTGTAATCAGGACAAAGGAAGTAACAATTGGCTCTCGTGGATGAGAGCAACATTCGGTGTAAACCGTCTCAGAGAAACTCTTATTTTATCTCACATTAAGTAATGGCAACCCCTAACTTTGCTAAAAAAAACCCCTTCATGGGGATGACTGTCAAACAGATGAAGGACCACTACGACAAAAAAGTTCGTGGTGCAGGGCTGAGTCTTGAACAGAAGAAAAACCTTGCAAACCAAATGCAGGCTGCTAAAAAAGCTGCACCTAAAGCTAAGACTGCTGCACCTAAGCCCCGCCAAACCACTCCGGCAGAAGCAAAAGAGCGTTTCTACAGATCCTCTAGTCAAGGCTCTATCGCCAAGAACGAAGAAAAGGCCAAGAGCAACTTCTTCCGCTCCTCTAGCGGCACTCGTGGTCAAAACATGCCGTCTCAACCAAAACTGAAGAGCAAGCCAAAGCGTTCTGACTACCCTGCTGGACGTTCTGGTCAATCTCAGTACGCTGCAGCACTTCGTCGGTACAACAAACCAGCTACAAATCGAAGCAGCAGGGCCATTAGGAACTTTACTGATCGCCGCCGCGCACGCCGGAGCACCCGCTGATGGCAAAACGTACGTACAACCGTCGCGGTCGTCAAACCGCTAAGACACCGATTCGTAATGATGGACGTGGTCGTGCACAACGTCAAAAAGCTGCAGAGATCGAGCGTCGTACTGGATCAAAAGACCGCGTGACCCGTGGCCGTGGTGTGTCCCGTACCCGCACTGGCGCTCCTAGTGGTGCACAAGGTCCGGCTAATCCTCCACAACAAGGACCTATGCGTAGGGTCAGTGGTTTGCTTGGCAAACGTAAACTCAAGCCCTCTGGTGGTCCTGCTGTGGCACAGATGGTCGGACTAGAGATTGCCGGTCGTATGGCACAAACCATTGGTAAACCTGGTCAGTCTCGGATGTCTAAGCTTGGCATCCAAGGTCCTGCAAAACCCGTCGCTAAGCCAAAACCTAAAAAGATGGCAAGCATGGGTAGTGACTACAAAGCCAAAGAAAAAGAAGCTAGCCGCAAGGCAGTCGCTTCTAACTTTGACCAGGCTTTTGCCAAAGCTCGTCGTGAAGGCAAAAAAACCTTTACTTGGCGTGGAAAAACCTATAACACCCGCCTCAAAAAATAACCTATGACCAACGTCGTTCAGGCGTTGCAAGATGACTTCAAGCTGTTCCTGCAGGCTTTGTGGGTTCAGCTTGATCTTCCTTCGCCCACCCGTGCACAATATGCAATCGCAGACTACCTTCAATTTGGACCTAAGCGTCTACAAATACAAGCTTTCCGTGGTGTGGGAAAGAGCTGGATTACTGGAGCCTTTGTTCTGTGGACGCTTTTCAATGACCCTGAAAAAAAGATCATGATTATCTCGGCCTCTAAAGAACGGGCCGACAACATGTCTATCTTTTTACAGAAACTAATTATTGAAACACCATGGCTTTCTCATTTGCGACCTAAGTCTGATGACTCCCGCTGGTCCCGAATCTCGTTTGACGTTAATTGCAGCCCTCACCAAGCTCCTTCAGTTAAGTCTGTTGGCATTACTGGTCAACTTACTGGTAGTCGTGCTGATCTTATGATTCTGGACGACATTGAGGTTCCCGGCAACAGTCTCACTGAGACTATGCGTGAGAAACTGTTACAACTAACCACTGAGATCGAGTCAATCCTTACACCAAAGGATGATTCTCGTATTTGTATCCTTGGTACTCCACAGACAACCTTCACTGTCTACCGTAAGCTTGCTGAGAGGTCCTACAAGCCCTTTGTTTGGCCCGCTAGGTACCCTAGGAAGGTAAGCCAGTACGAAGGCTTGCTAGCGCCGCAGCTAGTGGCCGATATAGATAACGGTGCTGAGTCGTGGGAAGTAACAGATCCTGACCGGTTCTCAGACGACGACCTCCTGGAACGAGAGGCAGCCATGGGACGCAGCAACTTCATGCTGCAATTCATGCTCGATACAAGCCTATCCGATGCAGAAAAATTCCCACTTAAAATGGCTGACCTTATCGTTACAAGCGTCAACCCTAATACTGCTCCTGACAGCATCATCTGGTGCTCAGACCCCTCAAACGTCATCAAAGAACTACCGACTGTCGGACTACCTGGAGATTATTTCTACAGTCCAATGCGTATCCAAGGAGAGTGGCATCCTTACCAAGAAACAATCTGCTCGGTTGACCCGTCGGGTAGAGGAACAGATGAGACGGCTGCAGCTTTTATCAGTCAAAGAAACGGTTTCCTGTACTTGCACAAAATGTGTGCTTACAGAGACGGATACTCTGACAACACGCTCTTGGACATACTGAGACACTGTAAAAAATATCAGGTACAAAAACTTGTCATCGAAACTAATTTTGGTGATGGTATTGTTGCAGAACTGTTTAAGAAGCATCTTCAACAGACTAAACAGGCGATTGACGTCGAAGAAGTCAGAGCCAACGTTCGCAAAGAAGACCGTATTATTGATGCTCTTGAGCCTGTTCTTAATCAACACCGCCTTGTCGTTGACCGTAACGTCATTGACTGGGACTACAAGTCCAACAAAGACGAAGCCCCTGAAAAAAGACTCCTGTACATGCTCTTCTATCAGATGAGTCGCATGTGTAAAGAGAAGGGGGCCGTCAAGCATGACGACAGGCTCGATGCTCTTGCTCAAGGCGTCAAATACTTCACTGACTGCATGTCTATCTCAGCTCAAGAAGCTGTCAACCAAAGAAAACGTGAAGATTGGAACGACATGCTGATCGCTTCAATCGAAGACCCTCAAGGCTCAGCTAACCACCTTGTCCTTGGCATGGATAAAGACCAAAGACAAAAAGCTAGAGGTAATGCCAAGAACGGTCTTCCTACCTGGGTTTCTCTTTAGTCTTACGTAAGACTCAATCCAATCCCATATGTATAAGGGGGAAGGGAAAGGAAGGGTGGACCTGACTCGTCCCCCCCACATGAGACTGACTCGTCTACAAGTAGACAACTCAGTCTCTTTACTTATACAAGATATGTCCCCGGGGATGGACATTCTGTGAATCTATTAAGTACATGTTTTGTAATGACATTAACCAAGACTGGATAATATCATACAGATCATCAGTATAATACTATTAACAGGAACATATGGACATTAAGTTAGACGATGTAAAGATCATGAAGTGTAAAGAATGTGGTGTAGAAGTTCCGGTAAATGTGAACTACCCAATTTCTGAAGTCACTTGTCTGGTGTGTTGGGCTAAGCGTAAGACCGATAAAAAATGACAAAAATTTGTCAAGCCTATTAACGCGTATACACGGCCGCCGTTTACCCCGTCGCCCCCTTCGCGTCCAGAAAAATCGGTCTGGACGGGACTGGACAGGCCTAGATCCCAGTCATAGCAAGGGTTTTAGGGCCTTGCGTACCTGTGTAAGAAGCAGATACGCAGGACTAGACGGCACGATATGGGGTCTTATATGTAACGCGCGCGTTCTATATGTACAGCGTGATCTGTGCGGCCACAACCAGTTGGATAAGTGTCACATCAGACCCTGCTCCTTGCCAGGTGAAGCGGCAAGAATGTGCACATCGGCGGAACACACCAACTCACCGACCGATCCCGACACCATGTCCAACACGACTTACACCTTCCAACAGCTCAACAACGCCTTAACCAACTGCACGTCCTTCTTCCTTCGTAAAGGCAAAGACGAAGAAGGCGAGACCACGTACCATCTGCTCGATGGCTGCGGTGATCAAGACGGCGACCCCTTCACCGACCTTTACGACGTCCAGACTTACATCACCAACGATCAGGACGTCTTCAACTATCTGGCGAGGTACAACAAGTGAGAGCCTTGACTGTCTACCTGTCCATCATCTTCGCCGTCACACTAGGCCTTGGTGCCTGGGTGAACGACTTCACAGCGCGGCAATGTGTCGCTAGAACAGGCCAAAGTTATCAGGAGTGTAATCGATGACCGCTACCTACACGCTGCCGACTCACTGGGCATCAGCACTGATTAACGGTGACTGGTCAGGCCTGGATGAGCACGACGAAGAGGCTCTAACCCGTGTAATACACGGCGAGGCTCTGCCGGACCCTGTAGACGTCCTTGATGATTCAGGCTTTTGCAAGTATCACGACGCCACACCATACGGTGTCTTGGCTTGCGACTGTTCAACCTTTGTTTTCCCCGAACAATGACCACCACAACAAACAGCATCAACTGGTTCCTCACTGCCGGAACACTCCGCGCAGCCTTCACACAGGACAAACGAGACGACGGCACAACGTTCTGGACATACACCGACCAGGCTAGGCAATCAGCCGACGACCTAGCTACGTGGATTGGTGAGCTTCACGACGGTGAGCTTCCGAATGATTGGCGATACGAAACGATTGTTGACATATGCGACACGTTGATGGATGAAGGCGACCTAAGCAACGCTGACCCCGGTGAATTGTCGGTAGGTATTGCTAACAACTTAACCGACATATACAACCAAAGTTTGTGTCAATGGTACGCCGACAATGCCAGCCGAGTTGCTTACATTGACGACGCACAATCTGATGGCTTGATTGCTGCTGAAGCAACAACAATCGATCGTCTTATGTGTGGACAATGCATCGCAATCGAACAGATGGCATACAAGATCATCGAACGATTGATCACCCAAAAGTAACACAAATGCCCGGCAAATCGTCGGGCAATTCTTTACAATTTCACAATCATCTTTTTCAGTTCGCACGGACGCAGCATGGACCTAGCAACAGTGAAACACCTGTACACGGAGGAAGCCATCAAACACGCCAAAAAGGTATCTGATGGCACAAGAATGGCAACGTATGTAATCAAGGACGTGTGCGGCACACTGCGTGCATATCCTGTCAATGACATGGCTGATTCACTCCAGGACTTGTCAGGTCACAAAACACTACGGACCCAGGACATTAAACACATGGAAGCACTAGGTTTCCAAGTAGTCACCATCCATGGTGAGCGTATTACACCCGCAATGATCAACTAAACAATGACCAAACATTCAATCACTCAAGGTGAGCTTTCGACGCTTCTTTATTGCTTAGAAAGTCAGGCTGTTGATTTCAAGGACGGAGAAGAATCTACCCTTGATTTCAATGCAGTGTTTGCAAAACTCCAAAGTCTAGCAGACAAAACACCAAACCCAGATCAACTAGACCAAACTGTTCTCACGATTTCACTTGTGTGACCATGAAAATTAAGTCAATCACGCTACAAGTCCAAAACCCCACGATCAAGGACCTGCGGTCATTCGTACGCAAGACTGTGACACGAGACCGCAGCATGTATTCCACGGACTCACAGTGGGATAACGAGACCACGTTCATCAACCGTCAACGTGACCAACTCAAGGACCAATTCGGTTGGTTGTGGGACATGGAGGATGAAGCCCTTGTACATGGTGAGTTCGGCCATCTAACAATCACGGACTCAGAGATCAGCTTCAAGCCCAAACGCTATGCACCCACAGAAATCTGGGTTGTGGCGAAGTGGTATTGCATGACCACTGAACACAAGTACGCACACCTTGCGAGGCTCTCATGATACAAACTGACTACCTAGGTTTGTGGTACAGACAACTCAACGATTCGTTTGCACTTGCTGACTTCTGGCCTGAACGCTATTACAGCGACATCGAGATCATCAACGAATTCATTCCCAACGACTTTCCCGACTCTCATGAACTACACCAAATGGCTCGTCAAGTACGCGGGTAAAGCCCGCACCACTGGTCGCTCATTCAAAGGCGAGATCAAGGTCAAGGCTATGTCAGCAAACCACGCTATTACGGAGGCAATGGTAGAAATACCTAGTGCTCTAGCTAAAATACAGATAACTACTGTACAACAGCTTGAGTAACGATCGTGTCAACCAATGGTACAGCAACCCAAAAGACTACATCAGCAAGGCTAAAGCACGCGCACGTCTTGCACTCACAGATCCATCCATCAAACTAACCACCCTAGAACGGAGCTTCTACAATGTCTTCCAACAACGAGCTGAGCAACTTCAATCGGTATCGCGCACTTGCGATGATTAAACTTGGAGAATGGTTTGACTCACGTGACATGGCTTTCACCCTCGCTGTACAGACTATCTACAGCAAGGTTGACACCTGGATCGAAGATGGCTACGAAGAAGAAAGCGCAGCAGATCTAATCGTAGAAATTATGACAGCAGTTCGTTTACTCGATGAGATTCTCGATGACTTTACCGAAACAAGGGCTAGCATCAACAACCTGTTTGAGGGTGATGGCTACAAAGGTGAAGTTTACCTTACCAACAAAAATGCTTGCGCCAAGCATCGCAAGGTAACAATCCTGCCTGCTGTTGTAGAACCAATCGAATACCAACAGAAAACACCTAAGAAAAAGGTGGTAAAAAGTGAAGCCTGACTACTTTACCGCTGGAGGTTTGTGGATCGAGCGCAGGCGTAACAAGGAAGGACCACCGGTCACGTACACGATCTGGAAGCCCAACACCTCCCGCATCTTCACGGATGTAAAGAAGGCTATCAAGTTCGCCGCGTACCCTGCATCCACACCTACTGGTCAGGAGTTACGTGAGTGGTTCAAGTCGTTTGAACCCAAGAACGTACCGGATCCCGTACCAAAGGAAGAGCCAAACGATCAAACAAAAATGATCACCTGACTACATACCCCTGCTTCGGCGGGGGTTTTTTAGTGTCAAGCCCTACATTCTGTAGACAAAACGAAGAAGCACAAAAAGGTAGAATTAAGTTATGTAATGTGCCACTTAGTCAACTGATTGGGTGGCGTCACAGTCCAAGGTCACTATCTTGTAAGTGCGGCAGGGCCTAGCCCAAACGCCGCAGAACCTGGACAACTGAAAACGTTTTTTTCACAATCACGTGTAGCTACATGTCCAATTCTAATGGAGGTCATTTG